GCGCCAGTGGCAGCAGCTTCCGCAGTCTTCTTGGTATATCCATTCGGACAAGGAAGTTTCTCTGACGGTATGCCGTTGGGAATCTCAGGTACGTTCAACTTTATGCTTGTGTTCCAAGCGGAACATAATATCCTTATGCATCCTTTCCATATGTTGGGTGTTGCGGGCGTATTTGGTGGCGCTCTGTTCAGTGCTATGCACGGCAGTCTGGTTACCAGCTCACTTATCCGTGAGACGACTGAAGAAGTTTCTCAAAACTATGGCTACAAGTTTGGTCAAGAGGAAGAAACGTACAACATCGTCGCAGCTCACGGCTACTTCGGTCGTTTGATTTTTCAATATGCTTCTTTCAACAATTCCAGGTCCCTCCACTTCTTTCTGGCTGCGTGGCCTGTACTTGGCATCTGGGCTACTAGCCTTGGTGTTAGCACCATGGCGTTCAACCTCAACGGTTTCAACTTCAACCAGTCAATTGTGTCCCGTGACGGTCACGTCATCAACACGTGGGGAGACATCCTTAACCGAGCAAACCTCGGGCTTGAGGTGATGCATGAGCGTAATGCTCACAACTTCCCTCTTGACCTGGCAACTTCGGAAAGTCTTCCTGTTGCACTTACTGCTCCCGCTATTGGATAACATCTCTATCTGATAGTTGTTAGGCTCGTCTAGTACGGGCCTTTTTTAATGGAACTAAATAAGCAAGAGTTGCTCGAAGTTATCGCTTGTGTTAGTTACTACCAGATGCGACATGTGTCTGTTAATAACCCACGTCACGAAGAGTTCGACGATATACTTAAAAAGTTACACAAATCTTTACAACAAACACATACCTAATGACCGTTACGACTAATGAGCGAGGACAACAAAATATCTTCGCTAAAGAACCCCCTATGACCTTTGACGAAAAATACACCATGAACCACAATGAGAAAGCAGAGATGCTCAACGGCAGGCTTGCAATGCTTGGCGTTATCGCCGCTATTGGTGCCTATGCTGTTACCGGGCAGCTTATCCCTGGTATCTTTTGATTGGGCTAATGGGTTCTATTCAGGACCCGTCATTCAATTAAACTTGCGTTGGTAATTGATACAATTTATTTATGTGTTAATTACCAACCATGGCTGAAGCTAAGAAAAAATCAGGCGGCGCACGTAGAGCTATTGCTCGCTCCACTAGGCTCAAAGCTAAAGAGAAAAAGACTGATGAGCTGCTTGCCCGCCTCGGCAAACGTAAAGCCAGCGGCAAGGGTACTGATGAGCAGAAAGCTAGGCGTGCTAAGCGTACTGAAAAAGCTATGGCAACGAAGAAGAAAGTTGCTACTAAGCGCTCCAAAGTCAGTGAGCGTCTTGAGCGTTCTGCTCAGCGTGCTGAACGTCGTGGCGAACTCGGTAAGAAGAAAGGCGGCATCACTAAGAAAGCAGCTGCCCGCCGTGCCGCCCGTCGCCGTGCTGCTAAGTAATAGTTAAATCAACTGAATAGTTGCCAAAGCGCCCTAACGGGCGCTATATTTATGGGGTGCCCACGAAGAGAATAAATGCAAATATCTCGACCACAACTTTCAGAACTCACTGAAGTTCTTGAAGACACAATCGAATATTACTGTGACAAAGAACAAGTGTCTGGGCAACTTGCTTGGACGATCGTTGAATGCCTAGCTACTGCGAAACTTGCAGAGCTCAATGGTGAGCTGGCCTCTGTATGAGAAACGATCAAGTTAAAGAGCTGGCTGAGCATTGCCTTAGGTACGTGACACCTGTCTGCACCCAAAATCATCACAGGAGACTGGATGTCCTCAGCGAAATGTTGAGGCTCATCCGTGTAGAGCTGAACGTAGCAGCCGCTAGCGACCCCATGAGGAATCGCTGATGGCTATTTACGGACAACCTGAACATGAGATTGTTATTGATATCAATCCCTACCTAATCGATGCTTACCCCTTCCTCACTTGGCACCAACGTAATTCGATTGGACACCTTGTGACCACTGACCCTGAGTTTGATCTGGATCCTATCTTTGAACAGATCGATGCTTGGGTTTATCAGTACTGCGAAGATAAGGGTATCGATATCCCTGAAGACGAAGAGTCTGACGAAGAATAAGCCTTTGCGCCCTAATGGGCGCTCTGATTATCTGTGCCCTTTTGGGCTTGTTCAATTACCAAATACCTACTATGACCATCGCACCTGCTAACACTTCCGTCCTCGCTGAGTTCGTCGGCGGAGGCGGCATGGAGCAAGACATCGCCATGATGATTGGCGTTGGCGTTGTCAAAGACAGTGACGCTGTTTTCTTCCAGTATCTCGGAGAAGAGCAGTCGCCTGCTGCCTTGACTGTGCCTACCAACGGTAAGCCTCTGACCAACCTGCGTAACGTTCGCCTTGTCGGTATCGACATTGCTGACGGCGTTGGTCAGTTCAACTCAACCAAGCTCAACCTGTTCCTGGAGTCCAGCCAGGGCAACGTCATCATGCTCACCTCAGGTCTCACCACCCTGTGGTCTCAGTGCATGGTGATTGCGCTCTCTGGCTTGTATCAGACCTATGACCTTGGCACTCCCTTCAACCTCAACAGCTGGAAGGGTACGTCTGCCATGCGTCCTTGCTTCGCATCTATCAAGATCGGGCAAGAGAAGATCTCTGACCAGATGCTGTACGACCAGCTCCGTGAGCTGCGTGCCGACCGTGCATCTGACAAAGTCATGGCAACGATGCGTGACAGCGTAGAGATTCTCAAGGCTGCACTCAATGGCGGTGACATCGATGCTGTTGATGTTGCTGTCGAAGCACACCCTGAAGCTGACTTCTGAATGAGCACTCGGGCTGTAACCGAGTTGTTAGCGGCGCGTCGGTATCTCACCAACGTGCTGCTGCACTTGTCTATTGACGCAGAACACATGACTGCGTATCGACTCATCGAACTACTTGATTATTTCGCTGAGCACCCATCTGAATACTTGGAACTAACAAATGGACGTGAAAATCCCTGACTATGAGTACCTCGATCTCATATTCCTGTGCCACGCAGCACTGGCCCAGGACTCACCAGAAACTCCTTCTCACTATCTCAACCAAATACTCAGTCGTCTGGATGCTTTTAAGTATCCTGGCGTCCGAGAAGCAGTCGAGGAGTACCTTGCTGAGAAGAAGTATCTGCCTGAAGTAAAAATTGAATTAAGTAAATGATTGACTACGACGTTAGATATGTAGATAAAGAAGGAGATTATCAAGACTACAAGATAACTTCTACCGATGTACGCACAGCTATGAACAACTTGTTTGAGTTGTGCCCTGATGCACGACGCATCATCTCTTGCAAACCTACCCCCATGTTCGACGAATGATGAAGCTTCAAGCAGAGATGGAAGCTATTCCAACCACTCCTATACATCTCACGAGTGTCTTCAATCCAGAAACTCTGGAGGAAGATACGCACCTTGGCTACCAAGCTGAGATCCAATACAAACGTAAAGATCCAGCCGTTAGGTTGATTCTTTGCAGCTCACTCGATACAGTTCGTGTAGGCGAACCTGTGATGATTTCATATCATTCTGGGATGCGCTGCTATCAACATAGTCGCCATGTTGTAGTATCAAATGTAGAGAATTGTATCGGTGGTTTTTATTACACCGATGGTACCCCTGCCTGAATAATGATGAAAAAGTATCACCTTTACGTATTCACTCAAGACTCCTGCCCACCTTGTACAAGGCTAAAGGAGCACGTCTCAACCCTTACTGAAGATGAGCAAGCTGAATTGGATTTTGTGCCTCTTAAAACGGCCCGTGGCGAGCGTACAGCGCTTGCAGAGGAGCTGGCGGTGGAACTCTCACCAACGCTGGTTGTCACACACGAAACCGTGGAATGTCAGCTCGATGCCGATGGCTTCGAAGACTGCGACCTTGAAGAAGAATCTGTCGAAAGGTTTGTCGGTGCCAACAACATTATTGAGCACCTTCAAGCGACACTAGATGCATATACCTACGCACATCCTGAATGAAAAGCAACGATCTATTTAACTATATTCTTGAAGACGAGTACTGGCTGCATGAAGCAGTAGAGCATTTCGTTCTTACTGCTGGTAAGCGACTTGAATATATCGAAGAATCTTATAAAGAAAATGTCAAAGAAAGCGAACGTAATTGAAGCAAAAGGTACCATCATTAAGGAATCTGGTAATGGGTTCTTCAACGTAGAACTGGAGAACCCTGCTGAACATATGTGCCTTTGCCGTGCCTCAGGTAAGTTGATTACAAGAAAGATCCAACTGCTTGTAGGCGACCGAGTCACTGTTGAACTCTCTCCTTATGACCTAGATCGGGGCAGGATTACACTCCGTGAGAAGTGACTCACATCTGATCTAAGATAAATAAACTGACACAATTAAATATGACACGACAAGAAGAAGCCCGAGTCTTTCGTGAGACGTTCGGGCAAGAAATACTAGGGAATATTTCCCAGTATGGCTTCATCAAAAAGCAGCTCTGGTCGATGCAGCTTGGCTTGATTGAAGAGGAATCATCTGAGTTTTTCCAAGCAGCAGAAGAGCTTTATGCAGATCCTGAAAGCAATAAGAGACGCGAAGAACTACTCAAAGAACTGTGTGACCTTGTCTTTGTTTGCTATCAGTTTGCTGTCACTTATGGTCTTGATTTGGACGAGGCTTTACGTCGCGTTTTTGAATCAAATATGAGTAAGCTAGATGAACATGGCAAGGTCATCTATCGAGAAGATGGCAAGGTTCTCAAAGGACCTAACTATCAGCCACCTGATTTGAAGCACCTCTTTCCACCATCTAACACGCTTTACGACACCAATGGAAAATAACATCATTGCCCGCACTGGGCGCGTTCAATCTTGGATTGACGATCCTACTAGCCGTCTGCCTGTTAGCTGCACGGTATTTGTTGTTGAAGATTCAATGGAGGGACCTAATGGCATCGAAGCAAGCTGGCGATTCGTTAGCCACGCACTCCGTTACGGAGCAGGTGTTGCCGTCCATCTCTCAAAAATCCGTCCCGCAGGCACAGACAATGGCAAAGGGCTTGTTGCCTCTGGTCCTGTCTCGTTCGGGAAAATCTATTCTTGTTTGAATGAACAGCTACGACGCGGGGGTGTTTATAAAAATGGTGCTGTTGTCCTGCATTTGGATATTGACCATGATGATATTCTTGAGTTTGTAAATGCACCACGGCATGAGTTGCCTTGGGCTAAGCGTTGCGTCAATCTCACCAACATTGGCTGGGAGAAAGCAACCGATGAAGTCAAGGATGCAATCCTCAAAGGTATTGCTCGTGGTGATATCTGGCTTGCCAAGATCCGCAGTGATCAGCACGGTCGTCGTATCTATGCCAACGTCTGCCTTGAGGTCTTCCTCCGCAGCCGTGGTACCTGCCTGTTGGAGCACATCAACCTAGGTGCTTGCCGTCCTGAAGATCTGGAATCTGCATTCCGTGCAGGTATGGAAGAACTTGTTGAACTGCACCAGAAAACAGGAGTCGAAAAGACTGGCGAGTATCTGGTTCAATCAGAAGATCGACAGGTCGGTCTCGGCATGCTGGGTCTGGCGAACTTGCTTGCACTGGAAGGCGTTACATATGCGCAGTTCGGTGAAGCTCTGAACCAGCACCTCTATGAAGAGTTCGACGGTACCGTGACTCCGGCAGCTCGTAAAATTGTAAAAGCACTTCAGGATGGGATCAATGCAGGAGCCTCAGTAGCACGCATGTCCAAAATGGATCGTGCATTTGCTATTGCTCCGACTGCCTCTTGCTCTTATCGCTATACAGACCGAGCAGGCTATACAACAGCCCCCGAAATCGCACCGCCGATCGGGCGCACCGTTGATAGGGACAGCTCTACCTTTGGCGTCGAGACATTCTCGTACGGTGAGGTTGAAACTTCTGAGGAAGTTGGCTGGGAGGCTTACAAGTCTGTCGTCGATGGAATTATGGAGATGCTGAATCGTACGGGCTTGGCGCACGGATATAGCTACAACACTTGGAGCGACGTCGTTCAGTACGACGATGACTTCATTTCTAACTGGCTGCAATCTCCGCAGACCAGCATGTATTACTCATTGCAAGTAATGCAAAACACCCAAGCAAAAGACGATGCACTCGCTGCACTCGACGGAAACTTTGGTGAGATGTTTGGCTTCAACGATCTCCCCGATGATGACGATGAAGTCCTCAACATGTTTAACGACCCGCAGGCTTGTGTGGGTTGTGCCGAATAATCACCTAAACCTTTTATATAACCATGAAAGCTGAAACTCCCTACATTCATTTGCACCAGCGCAAGCGTACTTGGACGCCAGTGGCAGTCCAGGCAGGCACACTGCTTGACGGTGGTGAAGAGGTTGTCCAACGAGCACTAGCTCTGCGATGCCTTGAGATTCCAGTCGGTGACTTCATTAGTGAAGCGATGAAAGGCGACTTGCCTGACATCAAAGGTTGTAAGGAGCTTCTGCTTTCCAACGTCACTGATGAAGAAAACCATGATATCGCGCTTAACTACGCTGCTGAAGCACATCAAATCCCCGTTCGGTTTGAGAAAGAAGCTGAGCGCATTAAGAACGCTTGGCTTGAACTCGACCGCCACCCGGTCCTCAAAGCTGTGGTTCTTGAGCGGAGCGTCTTTTTCGTCCTCCTCCCCATCTTCCGATTCCTGGGAGATACTGGACTGCGAACGACCTCAGCTGACATCAGCCGAGATGAGCAGACCCACGTGGCTGCCAATACGCTCGTATGCGAGGAGCTCGGTCTTAAGTCTGACAAAGAGCTCAATAAGCTTAGGCGAGCTACGATCGCTTGGGTGCTTCAATCCCTCAAAGGAGAGGCGACTGCAAAGCATCTCTCGTCGAACTTCTGGATGGCAAGTTCAGATAGTCTCTACACCCGAGGAAAAGCAGAAGGGTTGATTGAGACTAGAGCTTCCCGCATGCCTGCTTTCTTTGAAACCAATAACGTTAATCTTCCACAATATGCATAAGTATCTTCTTCTATTGCTACTCCCATTCATGTTCGCTGGTGAAGCACAAGCTCATCAGCGTCATGCGCGTGGTATTCACCATGGACCTGGACATGTAATCTACACTCCGTGGGTTACATTCCAGTCACTCCCACCCCGCAGGATTCGCATCAGTGAGCACTGTGTTTATAAACCTTGGAAAGATAAGACTGTCTGTCGCTTCTAAAATATAATTACTGAAACATTATTTACAAATGCCAACAAAAATTCAAGTAGTCGAAGAAGGTATCTGTCCTGATACCTTTGATGACTCTCAACTACCTACTGATATTCATATCATTACCTACACTAAAGATGGCGTGAAGCAATTTGATGCCGTCCGTGCTTACACTAAAGTCGATATCTTTGACGAGTACTTCGACAAGTTAGGCAGAGATAACCCTATTCATTCAATCGAATCTGGCTACGGTCGGATCAAACCTAAACTATATGGCAAAATCCAAAACGAAGAATGATTATATTGACGAGCTGCTAGAGCTGACATCAGCTTACGCAAACAAGCTTACGATCAAACAACTAAGAACACTTATCGCTAAACATGCACTCAGCTAAACTCATCTGGATTACGCCTGATGCTGAAAAACTTATTGGCAAAATTGCACGAGTATCTAACCCCAAGAACGAAGACAACCCCAACGTTGATGGACTCCTTCGATATCTTATTAAGCACAAGCACTGGTCACCATTCGAGATGGCATCCATGTGCGTCGAGATCGAGACTACAAGAGCTATTAGTCCGCAAATCTTGCGCCACCGATCCTTCTCATTTCAAGAGTTCTCGCAGCGCTATGCAATCCCAACTGAAACGTTCCCAACTGTACTGCCCGATCTACGTAGGCAGGACGTGAAGAACAGGCAGAACTCTATTGATGATCTCCCTAGTGAGACTACTGAGTTCCTGAAGCAACGTATCGATGCTCACTTCCGTGAAGGTATCGATCTCTATAACTACATGCTTGACCATGATATTGCTAAAGAATGTGCCCGTTCTGTCCTGCCTATCAATACAGTTACCCGACTTTATATGTCTGGCACTATCCGTAGTTGGCTGCATTACATTGACCTACGCGGTGACAACGGAACGCAGCGAGAGCATATGTCAATCGCTAGGTCAGTTGGCGAAATTCTAGACACAGAATTGCCTACAGTATCTCGCGCAATGTGGGGTTGAGTGATTATGATTAAGACTGACAAATTGACTAGTCATAATGAACTTTATTGCCGCAACTGTTGAACTCCGATCACTCATTACAGATCCGATCAACGCTTATGGGCTGGAGTATCGGGGTGCTGACGTTGTTGTTCCCGCTGGCAACAGTGGCTCAGAGGTCAAGCTTCGAGCCCTCTGCTACAACCGTGGCGGAGCAAAACTCGATTCCTTCCTTGACTGGAAGACAGGCACCCGAGCTCTAGTAACTGGATACCTCGTCTTCTCTGACGATACTTCCCAACCGCTTGACATGCTCGTCACGACTATTGAGTACAATATTCCACAGGACATGTACTGCAATCAGGTCGTACTTGGTAACGCATTCTTTGGATCTGATGAGATCAAAGAGCGTAAGAACGGGCAAGTTGCTATTAAAATTGGAACCACACTTGACAATGCAGACACAACAACCTGGCTCTTCATGGAGCTTCACGAATCAAGAAAGTCTAAACTCAGTGATCGACTCCGTAAAGGGCGAGGCATTTGCGTCCATGGCTACTTGCGTGAGTATCGCAAAGAAGGGGACACGAGCCCTTACCGTGCAATCGTTGCGAATGACTTCAGCACTCGTAAAGAAAGAGAACGAACTCAAGGAGCTCGCTCGACAGGCAAAGCAACGGGTTACGGACCAGCAGACGTAGATCCTGTACCAGATTATTGATCACTTAATATATACCCCAAAGCCTCACGTGTGGGGCTTTTTTAATGTCAAAAATTTCCCCACATTTGCACCGCTAAGTTCTTATATTTGGATGGTCGATGATTTATACAAATGACGCTACAAGTTCTGCCTCCCGAACTTCTGGAGGCTCCCAAAGACAGAATTGAAACTAAAGAACCACAACCTTATTGGAAACCCAGCAGCCTAAAAGATGGAGAGAGTGAGGAGTTCAGACTACTTGGTTGCTATGAGACCGGGCACGCGATCATGGGATGGCAATATGCATCTGAAGCACGCGGTGCTGATGGTGAGTTGCGTTTCAACGGTTACGTCGTTACTCGCAGCCACCCTGGGCAGCCTGATGACATTGCACGTGAAACCGACTGGTCTAAACCAGATCGACCCAAAATTGATGGCACATTCGTCAAGCCACGTCGTTTCCTTGCTTGGGTAGCTACCTCTGCTGCTCGTGGTCGCCTTGAAGTTCTGTTCATCGAGCAGAAATCTTTGCGCGAACAACTGACTGAAATCCTTCAAGAGATTGAAGACTACACCTGGACTGATGATGGGCTCGCTAATTTCTCAATTAAGATCAGCCGTAAAGGTGCAGGCTTGGAAACTTCATACTCGATCCTTCCGAAGGTACGTAAGGTACCGGAAAAGATTGTTACCGAATGGAAGACCTCACGAGATAGTATTTGGCTACCCAACTTCTTTGAAGGAAAGGATCCTTTTGACGGACGTCAAACTGATGAAAAAGGTCTGCCTGCTGGCGGAACTGATAAGCGGGGTGCCCACGTCTCACCCAAAAAAGCAACTAAAAAAGTAGAAGAGGATGAAACCGAGTTCTAAACACTACAGACCTCACTTTGTTAATGAAGATACTGAGGTCGTTTATATTTCCGTACGATCATTCATGGGGAGTATGTCTGCCCCCATGTGGGTAGAACGATTCTTCCCTGGATATAAATGCTCGATCGTATCTGAAGACAGACTTGCCACAATTATCAAAGAAAGTACCCCAAAAGATGATGCTTGAACTTACTGTTACCAAAAATGATTGCGGACTTCACGAGGCTACTGCCACGCTGACTATCCCAGCAATCACTGTCACTCGTGCCAAAGCTGACCGAGATGACCTGGAGTATGAACTCCGCCGTGCCTTCGAAGAGATCGTTGGCGAGATCGCAACCAAACAACTTAAGGATGAATTCTGATGTCTAATGTTAATACCGATGGGCTTCCCCCAGAAATGCAAGCTCGCATTGCTCAAATCATTGAGGGTGCTAAGCAGAAAGCAGCAGCTCCAGCAGCTGTTCAGCAGCAACAAGGCTCACCTGAAGTTGTTGCTCCTCCTGCACGTGTGCCAAGTCTGATGGATCATTCCATCGCTATGCGTCAAGAGATCAATGCATTGCGACAAGAAGTAGCTGCATTGTCTCAACAACTCAATGCTGTTGCTCAGGTCGTCGATGCTTGTGGTCAAGCAGTCGGTCAGTTGTATGCCACGTTTCAAGCGACAACCGCACCTTCAGATCCAAGCGCAACGTATTCGTCGCAATTCCAGCAAGAGGTGATGGAGGATGACTACTGATCTGCCGTACAGGATTCAAACTGCTAGCGGCTATCGGAAGTACCTCTGTAGTGGTCTCTACATGCCGAGTGTGACTACGGTCCTCTCGGCTACTGAGACTGAGAAATCCAAAGCAAGTCTTAGAACTTGGCAACAAAATAATCCTGGTGCTCTGGAAGAAGCATCAACCCGTGGATCTGCGATACACTTGGGTTGCGAAAATTATCTTCGCGGATTAGATCCAGGAGTTCCTGATCAATATCAAGACTTCTGGACTGGCATCACTCAATATCTTGACTGGTTTGATGTGCTGCATTGGTCGGAACGCCCTCTGCGTCCTGACTGGAATCACTTACGATCTGATGATCGTGAGGTTGCTTATGTCTGGAGCACCGAGCATCTCTATGCCGGCTGCCCTGACTTGATCGGAGAAATCGGTGGCGTCAAAGTCATCGCTGACTTCAAGACAAGCAACGCTCCTTACTCCGCTGTCTTCCCTGAAAAGGGTGACCGCATGGGCTTTGGTGGGTTCCGTAAATATCAAAAGTGCGCTCAACAAATGGCGGCTTATCGCCTCGCATTAGAAGAACGTACTGGTTATAAGTGTGACGTAGCTTTGATCATCGTCTCTACACCTGAAACAACTCAAGGCATCTTTATTGATGGCGACCAGATGGATCGGTTCGAGATGAAATTTCTAAAGCGTTGCAAACAGTTTCATGATATGGAGAGTGACGAAGAAAATTCTACAGATCGCAGTCAATAAGAACTGCCAAAACAAAAGCAACCCTCAGCTGGTTGCGCGAGGTTGGTCAAACATACTCGTTGATATCGATTACCTTCTGGGTTGGGTCAAGGCTGGTTACGGCTGGTGCTCGACCCATTTCCGTGAGAAGCATCGTAAAGCTGACAACGCAGCAGGCAGCAACCTAGTTGTCCTTGACTTCGATGGTGACACTACCCTCGAAGCTTTCTGGGCTACTCAGACTGCTAAGGACTGGTGCGTTGCTACCTACACCTCTGCCAGTCATACAGAAGAGGAGCACAGGTTTCGTGCCTTGTTCCCTCTGGGTCTTGACCTGCAGACTACAAGTAAGCACAGAGCTGCCTACTGGCTAATCGTCAATCGTTTGCTTGCCGAGCTTGGGCTTGAGCAGATGAAAGATAACTGTGGTCAGAAGCCTGAGCGTCTCTGGTATGGCAACACTGAAGCCATCACCATGGTCAATGAGGGTGCTCTTGTCCCTGACTTTCTGCTTGCTGACATTGACTACGATGAGCCTGCTGAATACACAGCGTCTGACTGCGATGACATAGACATTAAACGTTGTCAGTGGCTCCTACGTGAGTTCCTGCGCCCTTCAGACGATGACGAGTACGAGTCCTACTACGTGCCAGTCATGGCTGCTTGTGCAGGCGTAGGCACAGTTCTCTTTGATGACTGGGTTGAGTGGGTACTACGTGGCCACCACGGTCACAAAGAAGAAAACATTCGACCGTTTAAGTGGAGAGGTCTCGGCAAATATGCCGGTCATACTAAACTGTATTCGCTTGCAAAGAAGCAAGATCCCAACTGGACTCGACGCCTCCCATCAGAGCTTCGCTTTGGTGCAGCAGGCGGCGCAGTTGGTTACACCGAAACTGATCCGCTGGTTGATTTCGATGAAGTTATATCCCACTACACAGGAGAAAAGATGGATTTTGAACCGGAACCGTTACCGGATGCCAAGCAGGCACCAAAGAAACGCGGTCGCCCTAAGCGTTCAGCTGATGACCTCGCTAAAGAGCGTGAGTCTGACGTAGAAAAAGTCCGCACCATTCTGTCTGGTCTGCGTAAGAACAGGCTGACGAATGCGATTGAGTACGACGACCCCACGGGCAAGGTCGTACAGCTTGAGGGTAATGACCTCGACATCATGACGACCAAGCTCTCTTGTGAGCATGGCGTCTTTATCCCTGAGCCACGTGTCAAGACTGCTATCCAGTACGCGGCACTAAAGAACAGCTACTGCCCGATCACTCGGTACCTCGATGGCTGTGCAGCTCACTCAGTTCCTCACCCTGAATGGGCACGGATCGGTGAGGTGTTCCTTGGTAACCGGCATGCACTAGCCACCCTTGCCATGCAACGCATGATGATTGGTGCTGTTGCTCGTGCCTATAGCCCCGGTGCTTCCATGTCCTGGCTGCCCATTCTCGTGGGTGCTCAAGGCGTTGGTAAGTCCATGTTCGCTCGCAACCTTGTGCCTGATTCTCTGTTCGCAGAGATCACCACACCGTTGGAGACCCTGATGAAAGAGCAGTATCGCCTTCACATGGCATGGCTGCTTGAGTTGCCTGAGATTGACAACTACTTCTCAGTTAAGAACATCGAGAACTTCAAGAACCTTGTGACTAGCAGGGTGGATGAGGTGCGTTATCCATATGCATCATTGCCATCCAAACTGCCACGGCGGTTCGTGATGATCGGTACGACTAACCGTAACCAGTTCCTGGTAGATAGCACGGGCAACCGTCGCTTTGTTCCACTAGAAATTGGTGCAGGTTTCCAGATTCCTTGGAAGCAATTGATCGCAGAACGTGATAGTCTGTGGGCTGCAGCAGTTCATGCTTACCGCGAAGGTGTTGGATACGAATTCAACAGCGGTGAGATTGCACAGATTGCTGACTACATTCAAGAGTTCGGTGATCCTGATCCTTGGCTCGACAAGATTGCAGCTTACATTGCACTCCGAGCTGAAGTCACTGCAGCTGATGTCCTGTCTCATGCACTTGAGCTGGACCCACGCAACCAGTCACGCCGTGAAGCACGACGCGTTGCTGATGTGTTGCAGTCAATGGGATGGCGACGTCTAGTCACTAGCCGTAAGGATGCAGCAACTGGCAAATCAAAGTCAGTTCGTATCTGGAAACGTCCTAAGGATGATCCGATCGACGAGTCACATATTCTCAACGACTTCTGATTACTTAGGGTCACGTAACTAATACATCTTCACTACACTCAAGATAATAAAAGGTATTAATATGCTTGCATCTGATATTAAAATTGGGCTGCGTGTTCGTGTCAAACAGAACGAGATGACAGCTCTTGTTGTTGGGCGGCCTGAGTATTACACTCCACGCTCAAAACTTGTTCGAATTAAATATGAAAATAGTACTCGCTATGAGTACATGATTAACCACCAGCTGGATGCACTCCCTAATGAAGAACAGTATCCAGCACTCGGTGGTAGCTACGTAAAACCTGAAGGAGACTTCTGATGGCTGAAGCTCAACCCTCAAAGAAAGTAGGCGGTCACGCTTACGGCAGACGTGTCAAGCAGCTCTCTAACACCGCAGAAGAGGGCGAGCTTTGTCTATATACAGGACACTCCCTCGGCAGGTTCTCCACTCACAGCATGCGATATGACAGCCACCAAGCTTGTGTGCGCTGTGTCGCAGCTGCTCGTGAAGGTCGCATGTCATTTGACATCTCCAGGCTCTTGAAAAAGAACCGCGTCAAAGCTCTTAAGTTTTGGTCGCAAGTTGATATCGGTCAGCCTGACGAGTGCTGGGAATGGAAAGGCTGCATAAATAAACGCACGAAGCAACCACAATTTTCTTGGAGACGACATGGCATCGCCACTTCAACGCAACACCATCCTCAGCGTGTTGCTATGTGGTTTAGCTGGGGTGATCTTGGATTTACCGGTGTTAAAACCACTTGTGGTAATAAGTATTGCTGCAATCCTTTTCATCTCATTCCGCAAAATGTTGGAGTCTTTGTAGATAGTGACAGCTACACAGAATCGTTCGAGCTTGCTTGTGAATTACATACTCTTAAGCAGCAAGTTGCTGAGTATGTCGTAGAGCAAGCTGTCAAAGAGCAAGAGAAGATGATGGAGCAGGAGGTATTAGAGGGTCGGGACGACCTCATGCTCAATCCAAACACGATGTTTGACGAACGATTCGAAGCTGTCATGGTTGATATGCTTGCCGGTCGGCACATCAGCCAGACAAAACCTAATGGCGATGGGCTATTTGATCAGCCTGAAGATCATGAAACTGATGATGATGACCCCACATCAGACTTTTAAATTACTTATCCTTATTACAGAGTCATTTAGTTATGTCACGTCGTACTGATTTACTTCAACGCCTTATTCAATCCGACAAGTTCGGAGAAGAAAAGGAGCAGGAGCAGAAGTTTCTTGCTGCTACTGCAGAGCTTATTCTCACTGATCTAATTAACATTGCCAGCAATGGTGTCCTTTCACGCGGAGCCGGCAGCCTCATCATTAATCTTCAAAACGACTCCACTACTTACATGAGTGGGCTCGATGTTGAAAATGATATTCGCAATGCCGAACGTGAAGAGGATGATGAGATTGTTGAGTTCTTGCGTAAGTTACTCGAAGAGATTGACGAAAATGACTACACCAAGAACGTTTTAATTACATTGATTAGTGATGCTGGAACAAGAACATTTGCTGTCGAAGCAGGAGGGAGCCAAGAAAGCCTCCGATCGATCGCAGCGGAATTTACAGGATAAACTCAAGGAGAGCGGTCTTAAGCTCCCTTTATATCCCACACCCCAGCTCATTGAGAGAGCTCGTACGGTGATGGGTAGCATTGACTTTGACCCGACTAGTGATCCTGTTCAGCAGGTGCTAGTCGATGCTACTTCTGTGCCATCTGTAGAAGTCAATCCTTTGCAAGAGCATTGGCATGGCAACGTTTGGGTGGCACCGAAAGGAGCAGTGCGCAATACAAGGATCTGGCTGAACAAAACAATTAATGAGTACCGAAACAACCACATCAAAAGCTTCGTCTTCTTTACGTCGGCTAGTGAGATTATCCGTGCCACTCCTGTTATTTGGGACTATCCTATTTGCATTCCTTTCAGGCGCGTTAAACAGCTTCGCGCTACAAGCAAAGGTTTCGAACCTGTCTGTCCTTCAACTTGGAATGTGCTCATCTATGGACCTCCTCTGGATGAAGCCATTAGTGACATTGACAAAGTCAGTTTGTTTCACAATACCTTCCGAGATATAGGTCGTGTTATTTTCAATGAGTTTGCCGGTGACAACTGGGCAAAAGATCTAGAGCATTACGAAGAGCACAGGGGGGATGTCTGATGTCACGTCATATCTCACCAGCAGCTTTCTATCAGCTCCCATCAGGCAACAAGGTTCATCCATGCAGACTGATCCACAAAGATGGAACGCTCATGTGGAAGCACGCCTTGCTTGCTAACAATGAGCACACCTCACTGCCTAAAGATCAAGCGCACGAAGCTCACATTCTTAAGACTGCTTTGCGTATTGAAGAGCTGAACTCGTGGGTCTCTCAAGGTTTAGATCCTTGGGAATGCTTGCGTCCTGTTCGGTGGTATGACCCAACTCAAGTGGAGTTCAGTGAAGGCATCACGGTTCTCTTTCGTCACACTACTTTACCCTCACACTTAATCCATGATCTGCTGATACAACACAAGCAAGAGCACGAAACTCTTGCTTATGAGAACGGACTATTCAAATTCTGTCGGTGCTAATGCGCCCTAACGGGCGCTTTCTCCTTTTTCAACAAGTCGATTCAAATACCATTGTGCTTTCTTTGCATCTTCCAACGGGTTATCTTTCAGCCATAACCGAAGCAGATACTTCAGTACTTGTGCTTGCAAGAAACCTAGGTTCGGATTAGGCGCTTCAGCAATTGCATCTTCGATGATATCAATAGCTTCGACCTTACCTGCTGTGTAATGACTTGGCGAATTTACCCGGTCATCTTCCACACCAAACGGATGCTCAATCTCTTCCTCTAGCACCTTGAATGTGTCTTGATCTACTTTGCTGTACCACTCACTAAACTCTTTCCAATCTTTCCCGAATTTGTCGTAATCCATGTATCCGCATCTATATGTTTCACTACCTAATATAAGAATATAAGTTCCAATCTGTGATATGCCAGCCCCTAAAGGTGACCCAACTTACATCAAAAATAAAGAACAATATTTTATCAGCCTTGCTAAAGCTGTTGGTTCTGCATCCTCACATCCTACCGCCGCTGGTGGATGTCTTGTCGTCCGTGATCGTGAGATCTTGGGTGACGGTCGTGCAATCCTTACAGCTAGCAAAGTAGAGATTGACCCTATCTGTTACGCCATTGCTGCCTCATGCAAGCGTGGCACGCCGATGGTTGGTGCAATCATTTACACAACTCGTTATCCATTCTCTGCTTCCGTTTTCCAGGCACACATCATGGGAATACGAAAGATTGTTGTCCTTGCTCATGAATGGGAGCCGTATTACAAGGATGAATTTCGACGAGCAGCACGCTTAGCACGAGAGCTGAGCATTGCTATTGAACCTTACTTCGAAGACGAAGACCCAAGACTTTCTATTAACTCACATGCCAACAGAACAATTGACAAAACGCTCTACCACGATGGTGGAGACCATGCGCCAGATGAATTCGACCCTCAATCAGCAACCGAAACAGCAAATGACAACTGAACTTTTATTCGACATTGAGACCACTGGTCTCTTGCGTCAGGGATCTACTATTCATTGCATTGTGATGCGTGATCTCGCTAATGTAGAAGAGGCACAGGTCTTTGATCACAAGCCAGAGCGAGCTGTAATTCAAGGAATCAAGCAGCTTGAGAACGCTGATGTGCTAATTGGTCATAACATTATTGGATATGATATCCCACTCATTAAAGAGCAGTTTCCTGACTTTGCGCCACGAGGTCAAGTTGTGGATACACTTACTCTTAGTCGTCTTTATTATCCAAAAATTATTGATCGTGACTATGAGCGCAGACCTTCTGGTATGCCTCAAAGATTATATGGACGCCATAGCCTCGAAGCTTGGGGCTACCGACTAAAGTGTTTCAAGGGGGACTACGGTAAAGGTCCCGACGCATGGGATGTTTATACCCCTGAGATGCTTGACTATTGCATCCAAGATACACAAGTAACAGCTCGACTGTTTGAACTACTGCAACGGAGAATGAACGATTATGCCTGATACAAATACCCCAAAAAAGAATGACCCGCTGACCCTTGACGAAATTACTGAAGCGGCTGACACCTTCTTCCCTCTGTTCGAAGTTGTCCATAGCCGTATGCCTGAAGGCTCACGGACTGAAGACACGCTTCGAGTAATGGAGAGTGTGGCAAAGCTTGGTCACAAGCAGCGTGGAGAGAAGCTCCTCAAAGAAAAATCACTTGCATTCGGATTTAACAAGGAGGATGAACATGTATCTGACTGATAAAGAAGTGGCTGTCTATCAATGGATAGATGCTTGCCCTGAAGCAGTTCTTTCATACAAAGAAAAAGACGGGACCATTGTTGTTGAAATCAAGCTGGAGGAAGATGAAGATTCCTGATTACGTAGAACTTGAAATGCATATGGCGGAACTGATGGCTCAGCAAGAAGCCTCTGGTTTCCGCTTTGACATGGATGCTGCTGAGCGTGTTCGTGCAGAACTGGAAGGTGAGTTCGAACAGATCAGTGATCAGATTAAAAGTACCTATCTTTATTATCCCGGTAAGGTATTCACACCTAAGCGTGCAGATAAAAAGAAAGGTTATGTAGCTGGTGCTTCTATGACTAAGCTGCTTGACTTCAATCCAACCTCACGTCAGCACATTGCCTGGGCATTGCAGACCTATCGCGGTGCTCGCTTTACCAAAGTCACTGACACTGGCAAGCCTAAGGTTGATGAAGCAAGCATCAGTGAGGTACGTGACGTTGCTCTGTCTCAGGGTAATCAGCAGCTACACGATGAGTGCGAGCTATTCATTCGTCTATTGACACTGCAGAAGTGGCTAGGTCAGCTTTCTGTTGGCACCCACTCTTGGTTCAATGAGATTGAGGAGGATGGATGCATCCACCACAGCTGCACACTCTCGACACAGACGGGACGTAACGCGCACCGTGGTCCGAACCTTGGTCAGGTCGTGAGCGCACCATGGGCACGGGAGCTGTTCATTCCTCATCCCGGCATGGTAATGGTCGGTGCTGACCTTGAAGGCTTAGAACTTCGGGCGTTAGGGCACTACCTAGCGAAGTATGACCAAGGGTCATTTGCTGACGTTGTTATGAACGGCGATATTCACCAGCAAAATGCAGACCGTGTGGGCTGTACTCGCTCTCAGGTCAAGACCATTACTTACGCGTTCATCTACGGCGCAGGTGACGTCAAGCTGGGTCACAGCCTGCGTCCTGAGCTGTCTGATGCTCAGAAGAAAACACTCGGTCAAGAACTACGTCGCAAGTTTCTTGACGCTATCCCTGGATTGGAGCCACTTATTGATGCAGTCAAACTTAAAGTTAGGACAAGCGGTCGTCTTAGGGCTCTTGATGGGCGTCCTGTATTCTGCACTGCAGAGCATGCCTCACTCAACTACCTCTTGCAGTCATGTGGGGCCATTTTGTCAAAGCGTTGGGTGGTAATCGGCCAAGAGATGCTGGATGCTGCTGGTCTTACCTACGATCACGACTACACCCGTTGTGCATACGTGCATGATGAAGTGCAGCTCTCTGTGATTCCTAGTGAAGTTGATCGTGTCAAGCAGTTGTTAGAAGCAGCAGCGCCCGAAGCTGGACGCTACTACAACTTCCGTGTGCCGATCACCGCAGCTGCAGATCACGGCGCTTCATGGGCAGCAACTCACTGACCCTGCATAAACTTACTGGGATCGAAGTTGAAATTCATTCCACCTGAGAAGCTGCCGACTTGGGAGCCTCCTTGGAATGAATTGAACTTCTTCTGCTGGGACGGCATGAACTGCGAGAAGTCGTAGTCCATGAAGTTCTGCTGCTCGAACTGCTGATCTTGGAAAGCATTAGCAGCTCCTTCCTGGTAATCAGGTTGGTAACCACCAGCTGCTTGTTGCCTTGATTCCATAATCTCAGCAGCAGAGGCAGCTTGTGCTGCATTACGTCCGCCAGCACGAGCGTCGTAGCTACCCATGCCATTCCCGTCGATCTCACCACGCTTATCCCAGTCGTAGTTCTTGGCATCAACGACGAGCATGTTGTAATCGTCATTGCTCACTTTGAGCTTGCCTGAATCAACCATCTTCAAGACGTCACCTGCATAGCCCTCTGTGCGGTCAGTACCTGCCCATTGATTGTATGCTTCACCAAAGGATTTTTCACCTTTGTTGTAGTCATCAAAGTAGCTCTTGATGCTACCCATGTTTGACGTACTGGCGTACTCGTCTCCTTTGTCATCTTCACCGTGGTAACCCACGTTGTAGCGATCTTGGTAAAGACCTTCAGAACTCATACGCTCTGAGCCAGCCTCAGCATATTTATCCCAGTTCGGGTTGGTGTGACCGCCAGTGAATTCAGGAATTACCTCACCGTTCTTCTTGACGTATGCAATACGACCAGTGAGTTCAGCACCCATGTCCTGACCTTTCAGGTACATGTTTTCTTTATGGATCTTGTAGTTGTCAGCATCAAAGGCATAGTCACCTGCTTTAAAGCCGTGCTCACCCAACTTGGGAATAACCATGGGTGAATTACCATCCAAGATCAATCCGTTTTCACCAGCGATTGCACCTTTAAAGGCAGGGCCATTCGCCAAACCACTAGTGGGATTGTTCTTGCGGTAGTTATCCCACTTACCTTTAACTTCAGAGTCCCATGCACCTTGGTCAAAGTTTGATCTGAACTGACCGTATAGATCTTCTCCACCGAAGCCGCCTTGCATGTCGGGAGCATCACCCTGCTTTTGATTTGCATAACGCATTCCGCCGTCTTTCTCTAGCGCCTTAACATCACGCATTCGCATGTTGTTGTCTTTGGCGAATTGACGACGCTGTGCTACACGTCCTGTGCCACCCCCACCTGCGTTGTTACGAGCAGTGCTAGGTGCAGAACCTGTATAAGGCGTTGATGCTCCAGTACTTACTGACCTGTTACGACTTGCACTACTAGAGCTGCCACGGCTGCTACTCCTAGAGCCTGCACGACTACTTGAGCTACTTCTAAAAGCACTAGCTCTTGCCCGTGCTGAACTTGCTGAACTCCTAGAGCTACTGGACCTAGAGCTACTAGACCTGGAACTTCCTCTGGAGCTACTAGACCTAGAACTAGAACTTCCCCGACTGCTACTACCCCGGCTTCCTCCACTACGACCACCGCCGCCTCCGCTACGTCCGCTACGGCCTCCGCCTCCTCCAGACCTACCGGACCGACCACCGCCGCCTCCAGATCTGCCGGAGCGTCCGCCCCCACTACGACTACTTCTTCCACCGCCACTTTTATTCTTGTTAGCCATTACATGTAAATAGTAGTTGCGCTATTTGTATTATAAATGCTATATTTATAGTAAGTGCGTTGAACCTTTAGCTAGGTCGCAAGTAACCCCAGAGGGGGCGAAGCAACGGGAATCATTCACACTTATTGAGGACAATCTAATGACTACAGTGCAACTACGCGGACTACTTCGTGACCGCAAAAATTCTGCCCGACGTGAGCTTGAAATGGCTCATACTCAACAAGCAGAGATGTCTCGTCACACCTGGGTGACCGAAGACAAGACTGGCAAGTGTTACACCTACCGTGGCATTAAATACTGCTACTGATTAAACTCCCCCGCTAACGCGGGGGTTTTTTTATTGTTTTTTGAATAGGTCGCCTTTGCTACTCGGAGCGTTATACCTTTCGAATCCTTCGTACTGCTTGTTCTTCTGTGCTCCGATCTGACGATTACGTGCCTGCTGCGCACCGAGGCCAACTGTAAATCCACCTGTGCCTGGAGTACGACCCTGTGTGTTGGGCGGACGGTTACGTTGATATGCTTGGTTACCTCTGTACTGCCGAGCGCGTGAAAGAGCACGGGCAGCATTGCCGTACTCTCCACTATTGTTGTAGTCGCTCTTATCCTGATCGCTCAGGTAACGTCTATCGACAGGTTTGTTTCGTAAGCCAGCGGATCTCACGTTATTACTTCAGCTACTTATCTATTCTAATGTGACCGTCACATATAAGTTTATCCATGTACTCAACATCAGGCATCTCCAGCTCTACACTTTTGTCATATAGGTACTGCCAGGCTGCATAGTATTCATCCAATGTAACTGAAGGCTTGCTGCCAAATGCTAATGACTTGGCTTGCTTCACGTCCATCAGATGCCTACCTGTTGATTGAGCTTTTTAATAGCCACAGCAACTGGTGTCATAGTTGCTGCGAGCTTCTTAGGAACTTCTGCTTCAAACTTCACTACCTTTTCTTCGATAACAGTGACGCGAGCCTCTGTTTTCTTTGCCGTATAAGCTGTAAATTTCATGCCAATAAGCAATGCAATTACTGGCCCTACTACATATTCCATGCTGATGTGAATAACTAGAAAAAGTCTAGCGAAAATTATCCAATCATAAGACCATCATCGTCGAGGTCCTCATTCTCATAGCCTTCATCATCAATGCTTGTAGGCATGCTGTCATCGTCTGCCATCATTAGAAGTTCCATGAATGTATCTTCACTAATGATTTCAGGCAGACCAGCTTGACGTTCCTCAATCTTGAACATGATGCCGTTCTGCATCAGAGTTGCTTGCACACCATTCTTCTGCTCCATACGTGACCTAAGCAGTCGCAAAGCAGTTTTCTCCAAGGCTGGGCGGCTCATCTTCGATACTTCGTAGCGTGCTCTCGTTAGAGCAAAGCGTTGTTCGATCGTAAGTTGCTCCATCACCTAATTCTTCCTCAATAAATCGTTTGTTGGTAATCCATTCTTCAATTAGTTCGCGTGCAGTTTCGTTATAGAAACTTTGTGCTTGAAACCATACTAACCAAGGCTGAGAACCTTTGTCGTGATTACATGCTTTACAGGCAGGGATCAAGTTACTTCTCAGACTTGAACCCCCCTTTGACTTTGGCTTTAAATGGTCAAGGGTGGTGGCTCTATTGCATCGGCAGTAGGCGCAGAAGCCACCCCAACCGTATTTAATAGACTTCCGAAACTTTCGCTTAGCGACCTGCTTAGAGAGACAGGTGAGGTCGGCCATTAGAACCGTCCAATCTTCTGCAATACCCATACGAGTTGTTGTTAGCAACTGCCTATACTTTACTTAACTTATGTCTCAACTGGGTGTAGTGATTAATATTTAGGCGTAGTTTATCGGCGAGTTTCTACTAACTTGTCAAGCTTATCCTCAATACGCAGCATCTGATCCTCGACACGCTGAAACATCTCACGGAAATCTACCTTTGACACATACTGCTGTGCCATCTGTAGCTCAACTCCATCGATGCGTTTGTCGAGTTCCAAGATTCTGGCATGAATTCGGCTAGTAAGAACAGCACCACCGGTGACGACTGCAACGGCTGCACTTATGATCGACTCAATCATCGGTCTCAGAAGGTTTATAGGTCGTTGAAATAGACCAGCCGTCTTCACCGAATGTCCCTACCTCTATTGTATTCCAGGGGTCAGGTTCTTCCGGTTG